AAGCTCCAGAAGTTGTGTTTCTTAAAAAATAAAAAGTTTCTATATCTAAAGGAATTGTTACTATTTGGTTTCCTGTAATAGTTCCTGTAAACTCAATCATTCTAAATTGAGCAGAACCTGTAACATTACCATCAACAACATCTAAAGCTGTAGTTTGTGCGCCACCCGCAATTGATTTTGCGGAATAGCCGCCAGTAATTTGTTCTAAAATCTGTAAATTTGTATTAGTCTTTGTACCCCAAGTACCAGCGTTTTCGCCGGTTACCATAAGTTCTACGCCAAGAGGTGTATAAGTAGATGCCATTGTTAAAATCTCCTAGTTTGTTAGTTTATATTGTTTATTTAGTTTTAAGTCAAACATAATTATGCAGGTGTTTTAATTGAATATCCTGTCGTATTTTTTGGTGTTTTTCTAGTATATCCTGTGCTTGTTTTAGGATCAAGTTTTTGAAAATATTTAAGTATTAGTCTATCGCCATTTACACTAGTTGTAGCTGTTAAACCAAGACCATCTAAGCTTGCACCGGAAGTTATAACTTGAGTAAGTGAACCTACAGTAGAAGTGCTGCTTTGACCAGTTAATCCCATAATATCTGCTGGAGCCAAAGAACCTGCAGTTGTTGTAGCAGATTGACCTGATAAACCTACTGTTGGATCTGATGTAAAACTAAATGATCCTACAGTAGTTGTAGCCGATAGTGCTGATGGATCTACTAGTGTAACTCCCGCAGTAGAAATAGTTCCTAATGTAGTTGTAGCAGATTGACCTGATAAACCTACTGAGTGATCGTCTTCTGTTAATAATCCGTGTGAGGATATTAAACCTAATCCTGTAAGAGTAAATGTAAGATCTGATTTAACTAATGATAAAGAGTTTAATGTAGATGTTGCAGATAAACCTGTTAATCCAACTACGTCTTTAGCAACTACTGTTCCAAGAGTTGTTGTTGCACTTAAACCAACTAAATTTTCAACTGCACTTTCAACTGATCCCCAACCGTTTTCACCCCAGTTAAGAGTACCCCAACCAGGTTTTATTTCAATTAACTCTGATGGCACTCCAAGAGCAGTCGTAGCTGTAAGTCCTGTAAGTGTAAGTATAGGTGTGTCGCCCCAAGATTGATAACCCCAAGTATTTCTTCCCCATCCAGTTTCAGTTATATTTGTATCACCCCAATCTGCTTGACCCCAATACGAACGGCCCCAACCATCGGTGTTAGCTTCTCCACCCATTCCACCGTGATTAGTACAATAATAATATAAAGTTGATGGCGCTCCTGGAGCTACTTCAATTTGAGTGTAAGCTCCAGAGTTTCCAGGCACACCAACTGCAGTAACTCCAGTTGTATATTGAGTACCACCTGCTGCATCCGCAGCAGTTGCAAATCGTAGTGGGTGAGTGCCGTTTGAAGAATCTGATTGATCAAATCTATAAGTTAAACCAGCACCGATCATTACGGTGTCTTGTTGAACTCCGTCAATAACATATTTATTACCAGAACCAGTAACGACTACCGTAACTGTAAATGTCTTTGCTATCGACATAAGGACGTTCTCCTTATGCTATCTGAATGATTGCGTTGCCTGCTGTCTGCGCTGGAAATTGAATTGTGAAAGTTCCGCTTGTTACAGTTTTATCTGAACCAAAGTTAATAGCACAAACCGCTTTGTTTGAAGCAGATGAATTATAAATTAAACATCCTCTTGCAGTAAAAGAAGCTGATGATCCCCAACTTGTATCAGAAAATTTACAACAAGCAGTGTCGCCAGATAAAACTGGAGTTACACTCGTTAAACTATTTCCACCTGTTGTGTATCCAGATGAAGTTGAAGTTACTTCATAAGTGTTTGTTGGATCTGCTGTACCATCTGTAGGTGCAGTGTAAGCTGTTGTTGATTTACTTAAAGTTGCTGAGTTACTTGAATATAAAGCTATTTTAAATGTGTTTCCAGAAGACGCTGTAAAATTATGCGTTCCAACTAAAATCTCTTGTTTAAAACTATTGCATATTGCCGATGTTATTGCCATAAATTAATCTCCTATTACTGAGGCGCTGACTCGATTGGTATACGTATTGTACCATCCGTGTAATCGTC